TAATTTTTGCAATGAAGTCATTGTTCAAAACTACAAGAGGCGGTGCAACTGCAGATAATGAAGCATTATTCAATGAAGCAATTACACCATATTCTGGTGACTCATCAGCATCACAAGGTTCAGCAGGTCCATCAGGTTTAACTGGTATTGACTCAGCTGCTCAAGATTCAAATCTTGATGATCAACGTGTAACAGATGGATTTGGCGGTGGTATGTCCACAGCAGATGCTGAAGGATTAGGTTCTACAGATGCTGTAGCTCCAAATTCTTCATTTGCAGAAATGGGTTTCTCAATCGAGAAAGCAACCGTAACAGCGAAGTCAAGAGCTCTTAAAGCTGAATACAGCTTAGAACTTGCTCAAGATTTAAAAGCCATTCATGGTTTAGATGCTGAGACAGAATTGGCAAACATATTGTCAACAGAAATCTTAGCTGAAATCAATAGAGAAGTTGTAAGAACAATCAACTCTCAGGCTAAAACTGGAGCACTTCAAGCAAACACAGCTATTAACGGTATCTTCAACGTACAGACAGATGCTGATGGTAGATGGTCAGTAGAAAAGTTCAAAGGGCTTATCCTTCAAATTGAAAGAGAAGCTAACGTAATAGCAAAAGAGACACGTAGAGGTAAAGGTAACTTTATTGTCTGCTCATCCGATACAGCATCAGCATTAGCTGCATCAGGTATGTTAGACTATACCCCTGCAATGTCAACCAACTTAAATGTAGATGACACAGGTAATACATTTGCCGGTACATTAAACGGTAGAATGAGAGTCTACATTGATCCGTATTCAACTACAGATTACATTACAGTAGGATATAAAGGTACAAATCCATATGATGCCGGTGTATTCTATTGCCCATATGTACCACTAACAATGGTCAGAGCTGTAGCTGAAAATACCTTCCAACCAAAAATTGGTTTCAAAACCAGATATGGAATGGTATCAAACCCATTTGTTGATACTACAAATGTAGCAAACAGAGATGGTTTGGCTGCGGTTAAGACTAACCAGTACTACAGAATATTCAGAGTAGATAATATTCTTGGTGCCTAAATCTTAGTGATAGCGATTAAAAGGGGAGCTCAGGCTCCCTTTTTGTCGTATAAATAGTAATATGTCATTAACTCAAAATTTTAACTATCTTCAACCAACGGGTTTTCAACTCGTTATAGATAGAACTAATTATCCGAATCTACAATTTTTTGTTCAAGATTTTACGCATGCAGGTGTCATCATGAACTCTGCTGATTTAGCATACAAAAAAATTGCAGCAATACCTTTCATCGGTGATAAATTAACGTATAATGAAATGTTAGCTAATATTATATTAGATGAAGACATGAAATCATATACAGAAATGCATGATTGGATGAGAAGAATATTAGATCAGGATAATACAACTCCGGTAGATAGATATAAAGCAAAAATCGAAAAGCCACCGGCACAATCAGACATTACTTTATCTATACTATCAAGTTCAAATAATCCAGTTGTAAGAATAAGATATAAAGATTGTATACCTACTGCACTTACTGATATACAATTTCAATCAACCGCAGGTGGTGAATCATTTATAACATTTGGTGCATCATTTAGATTTACTTATTTTGATATCTTAACTAAAAATAAATCAACTGGTGCATTTACTGAATCATTTACAGTTACTGGTTCTGTAACTGGTTAATATATATTATTGGAGACATTATGATTGATTTGAAACAAGTCCACGATATGTGGCAAAAAGATTGTATTATTGATAACGCAAGATTAGATGAAACATCTAGACATACTCCTTCACTACATTCAAAATATTTACAATATTGGTCAACAGCAAAGCTTGAATTAAAACGTGCTGAGTTTGAACAAAAGAAAATATTAAAAGAAAAGTGGTTATATTATAATGGAAAGATGGACCAACAAACTTTAGAAGAAAAAGGTTGGAATCCTGATCCTTTTAATGGTTTAAAAATATTAAAAGGTGAAATGGATTATTATTATGAAAGCGATCCAGAGATACAAAAAACTGAAGAAAAAATACAATATTGGAAAACAACTATTGATACATTAACGGAGATTATAGATAATTTAAAATGGCGACACCAAACTATATCGAACATAATCAAATGGAAACAATTCGAGTCAGGAAACTAAATCATTCTACTATACACTTAGAATGTGACAGAAGTATCGGTGCAGAATTAAAAGAGTTCTTTTCTTTCTATGTGCCAGGCTACAGATTTATGCCGGCCTATCGTAATAGAATATGGGATGGAAAGATAAGATTATTTAATCAAACTACAGGTCAAATACCAGCAGGTTTATTTCCTCAAATACTTTCTTTTGCCGAATCAAGAGAATATGAAATTGAAGTGGAAGATACTGAATATGGTAATCCAAATGCTGGTAATGAAATTAATGTAGATTTCATGATGCAGTTTATAAAAGCATTAAAGTTACCTTTCGATATAAGAGCATATCAGTTTGATGCCGTGTGTCATGGTATACAACACCGTAATGCTATATTACTTTCACCTACCGGTTCAGGTAAATCTCTCATAATATATGTTTTAATGAGATGGTTATTATCTGCGTATGGAGAAAAAGACATTTTAATAATTGTACCTACAACATCTTTAGTTGAACAAATGTATAATGATTTTAAAGATTACGGCTATGATGTAGAAAGACATTGTCATAGAATATATTCAGGTAAAGATAAGAAAACATTTAAAAGAATTGTCATAAGTACATGGCAATCAATATATCGTTTTCCACAAGATTGGTTTGCCAGATTTGGTGCAGTTTTCGGTGATGAATGCCATGGATTTAAATCAAGATCATTAACGACTATTATGAATAAATGTACCGAAGCAGAATATAGATTTGGTACAACAGGAACTTTAGATGGAGCATTAACACATGAACTGGTCTTACAAGGACTCTTCGGTAAAATTTATAGGGTTACAAGCACAAGAGCATTACAAGATAACGATACGCTCGCTAAGTTATCAATACGAAGAATCGTCTTGCAATACGCAGACGAAATCAGAAAAAACTTTGGAAAGCAAAAATACCAAGACGAAATAAAACATATTGTAAGTTATCAAAGAAGAAATCATTTTATAAGAAAGTTAACATTAGATTTAAAAGGTAACACACTTGTACTTTACAATTATGTTGAAAAACACGGTAAACCATTATATGAAAATATAAAACAATATTCAGATGATAAAGAACGCAAGATATTTTTTGTATCAGGTAATACACCTGCAAATGATAGAGAAGCTATACGTATGATTGTTGAAAAACAAAAGAATGCTATTATAGTTGCATCACTCGGTACATTTAGTACAGGTATAAATATTAGGAATCTACATAATATTGTTTTTGCATCACCTTCTAAATCACAAATACGAGTATTACAAAGCATAGGTAGAGGATTAAGAAAAACAGATGATGGTAAAGACACCACATTATATGATATAGTTGATGATATCAGTTGGAAATCAAGAAAAAATTATGGAATATTACATGCAGATGAAAGACTTAGAATTTACGGTAGAGAAAAATTTATGCATAAAACATATAAGGTGCAACTATGAAAAGAGTAAAACAATTTAAGTTAACAAACAATGATGAAATAGTTTGTGAGGTTCAGTCATGGCCTGATGAAGATACAGACGAAATCATAATTAAAAAAGCACTTAAAATAGTAAGCGTTGAAGATTACCAACGCGGCATAAGATTTTTTGCATTAAGACCGTGGATGGCTTTTCAAGATGATCCTGAATTTTTACATTCACTTAATATATCACACGTTATTGTAACTAGTGATCCAACAGCACCAATGTTAAAATATTATAATACTTGCTTGAAAGCAATAAAAGGTGACTTAGCAAAAGGTACAAAGAAAAGAAAAGGACTTTGGGCTAGTTTAGATGAAGTAAATGAACAAACAAAACACTTAACAGATGAAGAAGTTGACGATTGGTTAGACGAAAAGTATGGAAGATTTGCACAAGATGATATACCTGATGATGATTCATCGACAAGTAACGTAATTAAGTTTAGACCAAAAGACACAGTACACTAGGGTATATCCCCTCTTCCACAGATATACTATCTTATTTTACCACATTTTTTTCCATTTGTACAGGACTTTTTTCGTATCTTAGAAGAAAAAATAATATTGTACATTTCAGCAAAAATATGGTAGAATAATACTATAAATTAAAGGATAACGTATGGCACGTAAACAAAGCATTCACTATGTTAATAATGCTACATTTTCACAAGCAGTTGTGGATTATGTAAGTCATGTAGAAAAATGTAAAAAAGAAAAAGAATCTTTACCAAAAGTTCCAGATTATATAGCACAATGTTTTTTAAGAATAGCAGAAGGTTTATCGCATAAAGCAAACTTTATAAGATATACTTATCGTGAAGAAATGGTTATGGACGCGGTAGAAAATTGTTTGAAAGCAATATCTAATTATAATTTAGAAGCGGCAACAAGAACTGGAAAACCAAATGCATTTGCATACTTTACACAAATAACATGGTTTGCTTTTTTAAGAAGAATAACAAAAGAAAAGAAACAACAAGATATTAAATTAAAATATTTAACTAAATCTGGTATTGAAAGCTTTATTGATGTAGGTGATGAAGCTGCTGCTGGTGATGTGGCTTCACATTTTGTTGATACATTAAAAGATAGAATACAAAGAGTAAGAAACACTGACACTGAAATAAAAGAATTTGTTAAAAAAGAAAAAAGACGTAGAAGATCTAAAATAGCAGATTCTGATTTAAGTGAGTTTATGCAATGAAGATAGCAATATTGAACGATACACATTGCGGTATTCGTAATTCATCAGAAATATTTTTAAAAAATTCTGAAGATTTTTATAATGAAGTATTCTTTCCAACGTGTGAAAAGAATAATATAAAACAAATAATACATTTAGGTGATTACTATGATCA